CACCCTCATCTTTATTTGTTGAGTCTGTCTCGTTGGTTATCTGAACAACATTATTAATCTTAGTTAGACCATTAATGGTTGTTTTGTCGTTAATCTTAACTTCTTTATCAAAGTTAACAGGACCATCAAATTCAGATAGAATTGTTTTAGACTTTCCACCCTCAACAAGTATTCTTTCCTTGACGATTACTTCATCAAATACAACACTTAATCTAGCAGGGTCTTGTCCTGTGATTGTTGGAACTGGAATATCAAATGTTTCTTCCTTACCAGTGGATGAGTTAATTAATTTGTTACCAATGTAGAAGTCACCATCATTGTTCATACCTGTGTAGACAACGATACCAGCAGCAGTCTCTTGTGATTGTGATAAGAATTCTTCTTCTCTTGATAAAGTCTTGACTTGAACCTGTGGTAAACCAGTTGAATAGTTACCTGGACCATAACCAAGATATTCAAATGTGTGACCAGATGCTCTAATATAAGATGGTCTATGGAACTGTATTGCTCTTGGTAGAATTTTCTTAATTAATGCTCCACCAGAATGATTTTCCTTGAGTGTTCCTAACGCACCACGAATAACTGTGATTTCATTATTACCAGATCCAGAGAGTGTGCTACTTGTAACACGCATAATTTCACTATCAATCTGGAAGTATGATCCTAATTCAAATCTTTGAGTGGTTGATATACCTGCATTTGGAACTGATACATGAATTGTTGTATCATTAGTAATGTTTGAATCAAGAGTCATTCTTTCATTACCGAAGAATGAAAGTCCTCTTGCTCCTAAGTTTTCACCTGTGATATCTGACGCTCTATCGTTAGCAGACATACCATGCTTCAATAGATAAAGGCGATCATTACTTAAGTTTGCAGAAGTAACACGAGAGACAGTCTTAGCTACCACTGTTGTGGTTGTAATACCAGTTACAACAAAGTCTCCCTTGCTAATATTATTCTCATCATGTACTCTGAAACTATTTCCAACTACAAATCCATGAGGTGAATTTGTAGTGAATGTTGATAATCCAGAAATAGATTCAAACTCTGATGTGTTAACACTAATCTCATGACCTACATTTAATAAGTATTCACCTGCCTGTATATCATCAGATGCTGTGATTGCAATTGCAACTTGATTTGCTGCTGGTACACCAGATATTCTATAATATCCACCAGTTGCAGTTGTAAGACCAGTGATTTGAACTGTGTTACCTAAGACTGTTGATATACCTGCTGTGGTGGTGGTGACTTTAGCACCAGATCCACCAGTAAATGTATTATCTAAATCAAGTGTCTCACCACCAGCATATCCAGATCCACCAGCTGTTACATCTACTTGAGTGGCTTGATTACCAGATACAACCACAGTTGCAGTCGCACCATCCCAAGTTGTACCACCAGTATTGAATAACTTGACGTTATTATAAGTTCCATTAGTTAGACCAGATCCACTAGCAGATATCGAACAAGTGACGATACCACTTAGATTATGTTGCCTATCGAAGGTAAGAGTTGCTGTACCAGCGTTCTGTGATGAGAATGAAGTTGTAACTCCTGTGATTGATAAACCTATTTTTAAATCTTTTAATATACTATCAGCAGTTTCTCTAGTAAGACTTTTCTTGAGATCATTAGTAACTACACTACCAACGGGTGATCTTCTCGCAAAAGTTTTTGATGCTGCTGGATTATCTTGTATATTATCTCTATCAAGTTGAGGGTATAAGTCATCAACATTTTGACTATACTTGTCCGTTGTATATTCCTCTGTAACAACATTATCAGCGTTCAAGACATATAAATGATACACACCGTCAGAGATATCTTTATCATATTCTTGGATAGTATCATTTCTATAAATGTAATAGTTTGCCTGTAGATTATTTCTTTCAAATCTAGGTAATGCAGTTGTTCTATTACTTGTATCATTTGTAAAGAATCCTACACTATGAGTGACTCCATCAACATCAGTTGTTGAATACGTAAATTGTTTATCATTATCAACTGATGTAACTAAGAATGTTCCATTGTATCCTTGATTAACTGTAGCCGATGTATTAGTTGTACTATTAACATTTTTAATGATTACCTGATCACCGACATCTAAATCATGAGGTAATTCAGTTATTGTTGTAACAACGTTCGCCACCTCTGTGCAAGTGCTGATAAATCTATGATTGCGTTTGTAATCGTAATCAGAACCATTGATAGTTGATAATGTAAAGTCTGCGTTTGATCTAGCAGCAGTAGATCCAGACTCTTGTATAACAAAACCTTCCTCTGGATTCTTCGCATTATCAAATTCCTTTGGAACTACGACTCTAAATTTGTATAGTTTCTCATCAATACTTCTTGCATCCTCTCTTCTCTTGAAGAATGATACATTTGTTCTCGCACCAAACGTAGCGACTCCACCAGATACAAAAGCATTGTAAATATCACTCCCACTATTACCATCACCATTTGTATGAACATACCAATTACTATTCGTGGTATCAAATTGTATGGGTGATCCAACATCACCAGCGTCTTTCTCAGATACTCTACTTAAAATTTTAAGATTCGTTCCACCATAAACAGTAATCGCTGTTCCATTCTCTGCATTTGTAAGTGATGATGCTAACTTAATTGCTGTTGCATTTACTTTAATTACAAAATAAGTTTGATGAGCATTAATATTTTCTGGTAAATCTCCATCATCACTTATAATTTTTACCTTTTCTCCTGTGAGCAATCCATGTGGTGTAAGGAAATTAAACTGAGCACCTGATGATACCGTGGTAACTTTAAGGTCTTTAAGAGAACTTGTGCTACCATAAACTGCTCCACTTGCAGGATCAGTGTCCACCATCAGTATATTTGCAGAGTAATTTGTGCCTGAGTTGATGATATTTAATTTATCATTTAACTTTGCACCGACTCTGTAACCTTGAATTATAACGGGTGGTTTTACATCTTTATCATCAAACCCAAAGAGATATAAATGACTTGAGATTCCAACAGAGATAGTTTTTGCAACATCTAATGATATCCAATCAACATCCTCCTCTGTTGATGTAATTGACTTAGGTGTAATTATATTTGTTATGAAAGCTTTATCATCTTTTGAGAACGCTTCTTTTTTAAATCCCTCTGATGCGAGTGATATTTGTCCAAAGTTTGAGTTAGAGTTTGTTACACTGTAGTCTGCACCAGCAATACATTCAAAGTGTCTTGCATAACCAATCGCAAATACAGATACTATCTGTAAAAAGGCATCATTACTTGCTTTAATATGAACAGTTTCCCAATCCTTACGATATCTAGCATTTGAATCTAAATGATATACCTGTGATGTGTTGGTAGCAGATGATCCACTCGCAAGTGCTGAACCTGTTACCTTAGTGATACCAATACCTTCATAAATTCTAGATGACTTATTATAACTAACGAAAGCACGATCATCTTTCTGTAATGATATACCAGTGAACTGAGCAACAACCATAGACCTAAATCCAGTTGCTTTCTTACCATCTGCATGCATACCATTCATACCAAAGACAGATCTCAATGATATATTGAAGATGTAAGGGGATGCACCTGTGACTGTATCAGTCTCGATTGTAACTGTACCTGCTGCCGAACTTGGTGCTGCAGGTAAGTTTGTCCTAACAAATGGTAGTAGATATGTAAACTGTGTTGTGCTGGTTACATTCTGAACTTTTGTTGATACATTATAATCATCTACACCAACTCCCTTAATTTTAATAGGAGTTCCAGCATTCAATCCGTGTGGATTGGTAGTGGAAACTGTAATAATTGCACCAGGTGTAAAACCATCACCTGAAATAATATTTGAAATGTTGATAGGATCCGCAGCAAATGCACCAACGATTTCAAATTCAGGTCTTTGTGGAGAAAATCCTGTATCACTCGCTGGATATCTATCAGTTGACTCTATGACTCTATCGGTGGAGTTGAAAGCATTTGATAACTTAGCATAATACATTGCTAAGTCGGTGATAGTATATCCAGATGGGATTGTGATACCATCTGCATACTCAAAACAAGTTAGTTTATGGTGAGAGAATGTTGGTTTTGATTGATTATTTGTTGAGAAATCTGTTGGGTCAGTATAGACAAGTCCACTCTCACTACCATCAAAAATAGAGAACTGCCAGAAGTAACAGGTTCCTGTAACTCTAAACAAAGCTGAGTTACCAACATTAACATCTGTTGGGTTTGGAACATACTTAGGTCTTATCTTTGTCTTTCTTAAATCTAGTCCAACAAGTGATGTTCCCCTTGGTATAACTACACCACCATTGATACTATTAAATTTATGAAGAATATTATCTGCCTGTGTTAGATCAAATACTGAACTGGAAGTTAGAGAAAATTCAGTTGTAGCATTAGTCTCTGCACCGCTTTGTGATACTGCCTTTGCAGAAGTTCCATCTGCTTTGATTGCAAAACCTGGTCTGTTATCTACAATATGCTCACCAGGATATAGTAATATAGTTGTCTTCTCTACTGTGTCGTTGTTGTTTCCCTTCAAGTAGGAGAATCTAGCAGCCTCTATGAGTGCTCTTTGTATTGTTTTAAAGGGTGTGGTAAGTGAATTACCCTGATTTTCTATCGCATCAGTTGAATCAAGGTCACTTGGGTTGACATAAAGAATACGCCCTTCAGTATTCTTTATAAAATTCTCTAACTTATTAAGGGGCATTGTCTTATGATAGCCAATATATTATTCTATGATCTATTTAGTTAGTCAGGAATCAGTCTCTGTGGTTGAGATATCAGCATATTCAACAATCCTTGGATCTGCTGAATTATTAATCAATTGTAAAACATCCATAAACTGTTGAGGTGTATCGCACTTAACTTTTCTCTTCTGTCCATCATCACTATACAACATAAATGTTCTCTTACAAACATCTATGGTAATATTCTCTAAAAACTCGTCTGAATAACTCATAGAACGATTATAGTTGATTTATTTATCTCTCATCTACAAAACAGATGTATTTTCACCAATTGTGTACTGATACATACCTGTAATGGGAGTAAACCATCCTGTTAGTACATATTTGTCACTCTTAAGAGGAGGATTGCCCCTATGAAGATGTGTCCAAGAACCAGGCCATAGTAATGCTGTGTTCCTCTTTGGTTTCATTCTTTTTCTCTGATATAAAAACTCTGTTTCTCCTCCTTCTAAAACATCATTTAGATATATCATCCAAACAACTGCTCTTGAAGCTTCGTAATAACCTGTATTCTCACAATGCCATTCGTGATATCCCTCTGATGGAGAAGTTTTTTGTAGTATCGCACATCCACTGGTCCATTTTGGAAGTGAACTCAGATAAGGATACTTATTCACGTAAGGTATTAAAGCATTATTAATTAATTGATTATTGATTTGTACTGCTAAATCAGGCCAAAAAGGGTCAATAGTTATTTGCTTATCTTGTCTATCAAATGAATGATTAACATTTTTATAATCAACATTATAATTGATATTATTATCAATCATTGTTATTAATCTATCAATTGTCTCATCATCTAATATATTATCATATCCACAAATAAAATCTTCCATCACCTAAAACGTTTTTTATATTATAGCATATAATTTATATTAATCAACTATGAAGGTTCTGTTGGCCAAGTTACGCTTGAATCATCTAATTCATATTCAGAATTGAGTTTTGGTGATGCAGTTGCAGGAAGATCACGAAGTTGTTGACGATATGTCTGCCATTTTGTCTTCGTTTCAGTTGGTACATCATCATTCTGTGTCCAATCAGTTTGATTTAGAAGTAAGTTTCTTTGCTCCCTTAACAATCTCATTGGTTCAGCAGCATCAAGTTCTGCAATTTTAGTGTTGAGTTCTGATTCTGTTGGTTTAGTTGTAGAATCCAACCACTCAAGTCCAGAATAAGTTTCTTCACTATTATACCCACGAACAGTATATATTTCGCCTGGTCTTAGTATAAAAAGAGCATCAGAAATTTGATATTTCATGTTAAGACATTACCTCCACCAATAAAAGTCTAGCATTTCCTTGAGTATTGTTAGTAGTTGATGCGGTTCCTCCCATTTTAACACTAGGACCAGTATTACCAGAGGTCTTTTTGAGTTGTAATTTATAAGTTTGGGCACTACCTCCATGATTATTAGTATCATGATATGTTTGAGAAAACATTTCTCCAGCACCACGCAATGGATAATTACCATGCCCAGATGTTGAAATTTCATTTCCTATGGTAGTATTACCTCTCGTAAGTCGCATCGAACCAGTGCTACGATTGTTATTATTATTACCTGAAGCACCTTGCACTATACCTGTTGCAATAACCATTATCTCAGAATTACTATGTACTGGATCAATTGTCGCAGTTACTATGTCCGTATAAGAACTACTACCTGTAGCTCCTGACCCTGAACCAGAAGACATGGCAACTGAACTTGGACCTGCAGCTCCTTGAGCACCAGTTCCTGGCGAACCTTGAGCACCATTATTACCTTGAGCACCAGCATTACCTTGTGCACCATTATTACCTTGTGCACCTGCAGCACCCTGATGACCCTGTGCACCTTGAGCACCTGCTGCACCTTGAGCACCTTGACCTGCATTAGTTCCAGATTGTCCTTGATGACCTTGAGCACCTGCTGCACCTTGAGCACCTTGACCTGCATTAGTTCCAGATTGTCCTTGATGACCTTGAGCACCTG